TGTACCAAACACTCTATTAATGACTGGTGAATTACTTGACCATTCACCACCATGCCCCGGCCTCTGTTTTGCATCATCTGCAAAGAATCCAAACGTAAATATAGGTATTTCAGCATGTTTATATTCACGCAATCTATACTCACCTTCATGACCCGGTGTTTCATCCCTAATAATTTTCTCTGTTCTATTCCCTATCCAGAGACTATCATCTGAATAAAGATAAACATTCCAATGTTGGTTGAACCAACATAATTTAATTTTCATTGTGAATAGTTTTAAAAGGTAAAAAATTGGTCAATACTCTAGGTGTATTTCCTCCTCTGGATAGATTGTTATAGCCTTCCATCAGTACACGTACAAATGAGCATATTGACCAATATCTTAATAATCAGTATCTTCGCAAAGTAGGTGTTGCATTTCTTCTGGTTCAGGCCATACTGGTGCTATACCTTGTGTCATTATCTTAATAAAAGATTCTGTATCTTCTATTGTATAATGACGATTAGAACAATATACACATTGCTCTGATTCAGAAGGATGGCCTTTGTAATATGATACTTGATTATATTCTGTTTTATCAATGATTGCAGTATTTACTATACCATAAGGTAATAACCTTGTAGTTATTACAGTTGCTGATTTAGTTACTATACTCCACCACTCTTCACTTGTTAAGAATTTAAATTCATATATATTACCAAATTCCAGTATCGCTAACATTTGTGATTTTTCCACGTTATTTTATTTTAAGGGTTTAAAAGAAAATGAATAGGCACTTCAAAGCGGCCTTATTGCTTGTCACTATATCGTCCCCAATATAGCCTTTTACTATTATCTAAGCATGTTAAATCGTGTATTATCTGGAATGCTTAACCAGTACACTAGATGCAAGTTTAATGAATTGTTTAATGTGGTCTTTTTGCATCAACACCACGTTTGTTATTTAAACTAGATGATGACTTAATTGTCATCATCTAGTATGTTTAGATCACCAGTATAATGTCCTTCTGTATCAAGGACAATTATTGAATCAATCATATAAGTAGAATGAACTCCACCTAATGTAACTATGTCACCAGCAACAAATGCTGGATGAACCCATTTCAATTCGGAAATAAATTCTTCATCAACACGAATAGGCCAAGAATGTACTTTTGCAAGTACTTTCTCATTGAGTATTTCATTACGTGCAATAATGATACTGTCAACACTACCTGCTGCTTTAATTGTAGGTTGAGATTCTGAACAACTGCTCATCATAATAACTAAGAAAGCAATGATACTTAAAAGGATTGCAAAGTTTTTCATTTTGGATTGTATTTTGGGCTATTATTATAAACCCTGATTATGAGAAAATTGGTGATAGTGAAAAGGTTGATGAAATTAGGAAGGTTACTTAGTAACAAGTAGCTATAAGTTTATGTTATAACAAGATATGTCTGACGCAATTATGCAAACTGTACTCTCTCTCATAGTATATATCCTGTACTAACACCCTACCTTATTAACTTTAATGAATATCTCTTGATTTCTGCTAGTTCTAACATTGTGTATGAAAAATAAAGGGGCTTACGCCCCCTTACCTACAACGTACCAATGACATTAGCCATGATACCAATACGATAGTTGTCAAACATCTTGCCTGAACCAGTGGATACTGGCTGGCTATGATGCATGTACAAATCAGAACGTGTTGGATTAGCGATTACACTGGTCAAATCAGTCTTGAGGATACTAACTTGCCTACGTGTAGTGTTATCCCAAATAGTACCATACAATGATGGAGTACCATCCTGATTAGCAAGACCTTCTTCGAAAGGTAATGTCTCTACGCCTAAAGCTTTCTTAATCTCGGAAATATTCATAAAGGTGATTTTAGTGGGGGGATACCTATCTCCCCGAAAATTAGTGAGGGTTAGTTGTAGGGAGGATTACGTTTCCATTTATCTTTAAAAATTTTTTACAAAAATTTTGTATGACTATTATGTTTATACATTATTCTTACCTATCTTGCAATGTTGACATTTTAACAGGCTCTTGACAATTTTACATGTTATTACTTTTCTGATTAATGTATAGGGTCTTATCTCTATTAGAGACTACTTTTACATCTTGCTGATTGCTAATTAGTTATATACCATTTTCTTGGCTAAATTAGCCAATTTCTCTAAAAAAAATGGCTAGATTAGCCAAATATAGTTTATCTTTATGAATGATTCAGAGAAAAATATCTCCGTCATATGTAGTCATTATGGATATGTTATTTAATACTCCAACTATAGAAGGTAATGTTATTATAAATGATATAAATGGTACATCATTTAAAAGAGGTGCTGTAGCAAACTTAAAGAATATAAGATTAGATAGAGACTTTATTATAATCAATAAAGAATTAGGGTCAATGTGTACACCTGCTCAATGGAATCTAGTTAATATAATACAAAGAGAACTGAAAATGTATAATGTATTATGGGAATGTAAACCTGAAATAAAGAACAATGGAAATTACTGTAAAGCAATCAAAGGATTTATAGAAATGAAGGTACTTATTAAAACTGAAACTACCAATATCTATATTGTAAATCCATATTATATTAGTTATGGTGAATACTTCGCAGTACTAAGTACAACAGCAGCTATGTTATTTAGAACTAATAGAATAAGACCTGATTTAATTACAGATAAACAACCTGTTAAAGAAATAAATTTGATAACAAATGAAAACTAAGAAATTAGTATTCTTTGATACAGAAGAAGCAAGTCCAAATGAAGATGATTTACTTCTAGTAGAATATAACGAAGGGTTCTATGAAGTAAGTTATTATGTTCATGCACTAGTTCCCGGTATGCCACCAATGATAAGGTCAAAAGATGCAATGGGTTATCAACCTTATGGTTGTATCAAATCATTTGCAGTATTAAGAAAATTAACTGAACAAGATATTAATGGATTTAATATAATGTAAACGCCATGCCATTCAAATCTAAACTCAAACTAATTCGTGGTTATATTAGGTATCAGATATTTCATGTATGTCCTAAATGCCAATCAAAAGATATAGATAAATGGTATTGCAATGTTTGTGATAATTATCAATATTATCCTAATCATGTATTACTTAATCAATGGTGGACTAAATATAAGGAGGTATTAAATGCCATTCAAAAGTAAAGCACAGCAAAAAGCCTGTTATGCAACTAAAGGATTTAAAGGTAAAGTGGATTGCAAACATTGGTCAGCAGTCACTAATCAAAAGACTCTACCTAAAAGGAAGAAAAAGAAATAAGATGCTTGAGCCTCAAATAAATTATACTAGAATAGTACAAAGATTTCATAATGATGAAATTATTAAGTATCTTATATCTCAAATTGAAAGAGTGTATAATAGAGCAAAACCAAGTATAACCATTGACCTTAAAACAATGGAAATAGTACATCATCATAATGCTAATGAACAAGCTGTTAACTATTGGAAAGATCAACTTGATTCATATATCAAAATGGAGTATCCAGAGTTAACCGCATCCTTAGATAAAAAAATATAATTGTTATGCCTGATATTAATCCTAAATTTCAACAAAGAGATATTGTAAAAATTACTAGTAATTCTAATTCACATGGATTTGATAATAGTGAATTAGTTCGAATAGTGCATGTTCATAATGATGATGAAGGTGCTTATTATCAATGTCAAAATATTGATGGATTTAGATTCTTTGTTAGAGAAGATGATATAGAACTTTCACATAGAATAACATTAACTTAATATGCAGATTGATTTAACTAAAGAAGATTTTATACATTTAGTATTAGGAGTATATCCTTATACAGATGTACAAGACCATCCTCTTATTTTAAATAAAGGTAGATACTCTGATATACATGGATGGGTATGGGATAGAAATAAGTTAAAAGATATGACTGAATTTGCTTTATATCAATTGTACTTATTCTGTAGAGATACATGGCCTAAACATAATCCACAAACATGAAAAATAAAAGGATAACAATTAATGTACGTTGTAAAAAGAAAAAGAATAAAGACTTCAAAGAATATTTTATTCCAGAAGGTAGACATTACTCTGAAAGACTAATTAGAGTTGAAACTAATGAGTATAAATTTAAAGTACGTTTTGATAGTTCTGCTATATATACTCTCCCATCACAAGACCAACATGATATTAATAAACTAACTGGCTTTTCAGATAACAATTCACATCACCAGCAATTTAGTGCTAGATTTGGTTGGAGATATTCAGATGATGCACTTAGGTTATTTGCGTATGTGTATAATGATGGTGAATGGTCAGAGAAAGAATTATCAATTATAGAAATAAATACAGTTTATACCTGTGGTATTGTAGTAAATAATGTTGACTATCTTTTCTATATTAAAGAATTAAGTATATTAATAGGAATGCCTAGAGCAGCAACTACTGATAAAGCAATAGGATATAAGTTATATCCTTACTTTGGTGGTAATAACGTTGCACCACATGATATAAGAATATGGTTAAAGTATCTTTAATAAATAAAACAAAACACAATGGAAACAGAAGTCTCAATGACAAAAGGAGAAGCTAGAGTAAGACGTAATTTTAATAATCTTGAAAGACAAGATGTAGCTTCTATTAAAAATGATGTAGCAATGTTAATTGATTTTTGTGAAGATGGTATTAAAACAGTTAAGGAGAATACCAGTTTAACTGATGTACAAAAAGGTGAAGCTATTCGCTTATGGTCATTAGCACAAACAGCTTATGAAGAAGGTGCAATGTGGGCTGTTAAAGCTGCAACTTCTAATCTTTAATAAGTAACAAATAAAATGATGCCAATAAGACCACCACCTAGATTTAGAGAAATCCAAATTATAATAACGTTAGTAACTATATTACTTATTCTTTATAAACTAATTACATGGAACCTTTTAAAGCTATAATCATTCCATTGCAACCACCTACTAAACCACCTATAGGTGGTGGTGGAAATATACCTAGACCAGATCATGACTTACCACTCTTTCCTTTTGTGCCTATAGTAGTACCTCCCGGTGGAGCATGGCCCGGAGAACCTCCTAGTGGAAGTGCAGAAAGACCTAATCAGGATTTACCTCTATTTCCTTTCTTCCCTATCGTTGTACCCCCAGGTGGTAGCTATCCTGATAATACATTACCTCCTACTGAACCACCACCAGTAGACCCCAATGCTCCACACCCTGACCAAACACTTCCCGGTGACTTACCACCAGATCAAACTACACCACCAGACCCTAATGCACCTAAACCTGAACATCCTATTAACTTACCTCCAAGTGAAGGTGGTTGGTGGGTATTTGTATATGTTCCCGGTATAGGATGGTCATGGATAGCATTTACTCCCGGTGGAGATTTACCAGAGAATCCAAATCCAGCACCTAAATGATGATTGCTAATAACTAGTGGTATGATAACCACTAGTTATTCTAAACAAAACACAACATGAAAAATTTATCAGAGATTAATACACAAACACATGAGGGTAGAAACTTAATTGCAGCATTAGTTATACTTACTGGTTCTAAAGAATTAACAATAGATAGTCAAACAGTTAATGGTGAACAAGTATCACCTGATGATATGTTACAGAAGGTTGTTAAGTTATCAGATAATATGTTTGAGAATGCTGCACCAATAGAAGATGGAATAATAGACCCACCTTCATTTGAACAAGAATTAGAGACTCTTATCAATAGACACTCAATGGAGAAAGATAGTAATACTCCTGATTTTATATTACGTGGTGTTTTAATTGAATGTTTAAAAATATTTAATGATGCTATTAATATGAGAGAAAGATGGTATGGAAGAAATAAACACGAAGTTCCATTTAGTGATGATATGAATGTTAAAGTTGTTGAAAGAAACAAAGAAATAGATTATAATGAAAATAATATAATTCCTGCTAATGTATATGAGATATGGATGGAAGGTTTTCAAGCTACAGGTCAATCTTCTGATGCACAAATGATAGGAAAAGGTGTAGGACAAACATTTGATGATGCAGTTAGAGAGTATGCTAGGAAAAATCCTGATAGTAAGATAGAACCTTATACAAGAAGTTCATTTTCATCAGATGAACACTTTAAGAACAGAAGAAGTAATTGGAAGATATGGGGCTGTGCATTATTTGATAATGAAACTGATGCTCGTAAATCATTTGGGTAATCTATTATACAAATTTTATCCAAGGGTGCGGTAGCTTATTATAATAAATTTTCACAAACTCACACAACTTGTTACTAAATGTTATATCTTCATTCACTCAAACAACACATTACCATGAAAGGTAAAAAGAAAGGCAAGAAGAGTTGCTGATCTCTTGATTTTGCCACAAAAAAGAACCCAATTTTCTGAACTCTTTCAAAAAAACGGGTTTTTTTTAAATATTTTCTAAAACTGCCTACCAAATTCCCTGCTTCTTTAGATTTTCTATAGTTTTTGCCCTGTTTATTAGAATCTATATACACCATATATATTATACAACATTATGTACCCTAAAATCCTCGGAAAATGGAGGTTATTGTTCGGCTTTTGTCCTGAATGTAACTCTAGCGCACCAAAGTTATATGATTGTCCAGTATGTTGCTATAATAAGTACAAGAATAGAGACATTCTTTGGAAAAGGTTTACTGATTATCATAAGTGGAAGGATGATACCATGTCTTATTATGAAGCTACTATAAGAACTTTAATAACAATTATACTAATTAGTGCATTAGTATTAGCTGTAACTTCAATTATCATATTCACATCAACTTTTAGCAATGATAAGTAGTCCAAGAAATAGGCCAGCATATAAGTTGCCTGAAAATATAGAAGCTGAATTAATCTTATATGATATAGTAGTTGATACATTCAATAAATACTTTGGGGTAAGACTAAGTATAAGACAAGAGAAGAATATGCTACTCGTAATCAAGCCTTGTTTAATGGTGAAGATTTACGTAAGTCATATGAAATGTTTAAAGTTGAAATGAATCGTAATAGAGATAAGGGTTTTAGAGTTGATGATTCATCATATGGATTCTTTAGTTATTTACTTAGAATGTGTAAACTATAATTTATGCCAAAACCAATAATAGTAATTAAGTTAGAGTTAGAGGTGTTAAGAGGTGACTTAGATAATCTTTTAATAATGGAAGATATTTATTCTAAAAGATTTCATGACTATCATGTATTATGTGTACCTGTTAGAACTAATTCAGATGAACCAGTTCTATTACAGGTATTCTACGAAAAGAACTTTAGTCAAGTTAAGTTTGAAGAAATAAAGAAGTATGTTGTTAACTTAGTTAATGACTTTAATACTGAACCTAAAGAAGAAGATAGACCAGCTATAATTAATCTCATTAAAGAGTTGCATCCTAACAATGAATTAGCATATAAGATGTGTCAAGATTATGGTGAATACAATAGATTCATTGCAAATGGTAATCCTTGGATGTGGGATTGGAAGAAGATAGAAGAAACTGATAGTAAAATCTTATTAGAACTTTACACAAGTGTCAATAAAATAATAAGTAAAAGATGAACGAATATATAGGTACTATAGATGTACGTAAAGCATATAAGCTTGTAGAAACCTTAAATAAAAAGATAATGGATTCTACATTGGATGATACTGAATTACTTTTTGAAGTTGTAACTACAGGTAAGACTATTCATATTAACTGGATAGGATTAGAAATGTGGAGTTCAGCTAATGATACTAGAAAATATGTTGAAGTAAATAAAGATTCAGATAAGGTTAGGGAGGACTTATATCAATTCATTGTAAGAGAAATTCAATACATTAAAGAAAATGTCGCACTCATAAATGTTTAAAATTTTAATCATGGAAAAGCTTAATCAGTTATTAACCGATATTGATAATCTTGAAGATTTTATAAAAGTATCTGCTGTTGATTCTCGAATTAATGAACAAACAGCTAATGAGATATTAAGACTTATTAAAGAAATGAAAGACAGAGCATTAAATGATTAACTTATGCAAGTAGAAGAATTAGAACAATTGATAATTGACTTGTGTTTAGGTTTACAAACGAATCTTAACATTCAAAAATTAAGAGAAAATATGATACCTACTAATGAAGTACGTTATCAATATACTCGTACTCCAGAAGATATACATATTCTTTATGATGGTAGAATATATGTTAATAGAACATTGATATTCAGAGAAACTTATTATCGTGAAAGAATACCAACAGATAAAGAATATGAGCAAATACAAGATGAACAATGTAAGTTTAATGTAGTTAGAATGTTAATACAATCTATTTTTAATTATGGTATTATGAGTTCAAGACAAATAATTAAAGATAGAGTCATAAAAAAAGATATATCTATTATTGAAGATTATTTAAAACAACTAAAAAAAATAGACAATGACGGAGGAAAAACTAAAGGAACTGATAACTATTAATGATAAGATAAGAGAAGTAGATGGAAAATTAGAACATCTTCGCTCTGGTTTAATTGAGATAAAGATTTCAAGAAATAGAGCTAATTATGGAGATCAGGTTATCGTTAATATTTATAAACATGGTGATGAACTATACAGTAGGATAGTTAACCATATGATAAAGGAGTATGAAGCACAACGTAGCGAATTACAAAAACAATTTAATGAAGGATAATATATAATAATGTACTATCTTTACATTGCACATATTCTTTTAATGTTAATCTAAACTCTATAACTCTTTACAGATCAATTAGTTTCTTTTTGAAAACATGACGTTTCAAAAGCAAGCCCCGGTTTCTACCGGGGTTTTCATTTTAAAATTTAAATGATAAACTTAAAAAAGTTTCATTTTGAAAATGAAAAAACTTTAACTTTAAAAATTAAGTTCCCTTTAGTAAGAAGATGTTCTTACAAACACAACTCAAGGAAACCTTCACCTACTTTAACTAGTAGGTGAAGATATTCCGAAACACAACATGAAACCATATAAGAAAACACTAGAGTTAGATAGACAAGATTACTATGAGGTTCATCTTAACTTGGTTAATTCAATTGCTAGATTAGGTTTAACAAATAGGGAGATAGATGTACTATCTGCTTTTATGTCATTGGAAGGTGATCTTGCTGACAATATGTTTAGTACTCTTAGTAGAAAGAAAGTTAAAGCAAGGCTTGATTTGAGTGATGCAGGTCTAAGTAATTTTTTAAGAAGTCTTTCTATAAAAAAATGTATAATAGCTATTGATGATAATTTGCAAATTCATCCTACCTTACACCCAAAAGATTCTGAACAATTATACATGTTTAAACTCATATGTAAATGAATTGTAAGACTTTAGTTGAGAGATTCTACGAAACAATTAAAGATGATTATCCTGAACTTGATGTTAATGACATTGGTAGGATATGTTATTCTGCTTTATTATTCGTAAATAGAGCAATGACTTTACCTAATGTTCCTAGTATTCGTTTAAAGTATATTGGTACATTTGGAGTTAAAAGAGGAATGGCTATTGCTGCTAAGATGAAGTATGAGAACTTATATAAAGCAGGTAAGATAACTCGAATAACCTATGAGAGTGAGTTAATAAAATTAAATCACGTAATTAATAGGCATGAAAGCGAAGAAGAATTGGAGGAACATTAAAGCATATATTCAGGGTAACATAAGACATTGGTTATATTATCATGGATATTCAAGATTTTTAAAGGAACATATTAAAGAACAATATGTTTTTCGTACTAGAGTAATGCGTAAATCTTGTTATGATAATGGAACATGTGATGAATGTGGTTGTGTAACTACTAATTTACAATTCTCTGATAAGCAATGTAAAGGAAAATGTTATCCAAATATGATGAATAAAGTTGTATGGAAATGGTATAAGACTACAAAAATATATAAAGATGCCTTGGGACAAACTACTAGTTGATTTAGGTACATTAAAACCTAGACAAAAAGCAACTGCTTTTTTTAACTTTACTGGTGATATTAAAGTTATATCAATTGAAACATCATGTGGTTGTGCTGGTGCAAACTGGAATGAACAAGAACAAAGGTTAACTGTTAAATATACTGCTATTGATACTATACCAATACATATTATATCAGAAGGTAGAAATTATGCATTAGTTGTTCAAAGTTGTACTCTTAAAACTATAGTTAATAATAATCCTAAGTCTTACAAATTGATGATTAAAGCTAAAGTACAAGATGAACGAATTTTTTGAAGTAAAGGATTTTGTAGTATGGCCTTCTAAGGAGATACTATTAATACCTGAATATGCTGAAATCTGGAATAGGGATGAATCACCTAAGAAAGATATAGCTTTAAAAGAGTTTGCTTTTATTTACTTTAGAGTGAGTATGAGAAAGAACAATCCTTTTAGAGCATATAATGAGAAGCTTAAACCCAGGAAGATAGCTGAAAGGATATTTAGAGACAATCCAGAATGGAGACCAGATCAGAAAGTTAAAGATTTAGTTAATACGTATCGTGAAGATGTGAAGGCTTCATCATTAACTTATTCCTATTTAATTTCAGCAAAGATTGCGGCAGAACAATTAAAGGAATTCTTTAGCGAAGAAGGTACTTTGAAGTTACGAAATAGTAGAACTGGCGCACCTTTATATAAACCAAGAGAATTAACATCTGCATTAGCAGATACAAATCAAATACTTAGTAATCTTGAATCAATAGAAAAGAGAATTGAACAAGAAGAACTTTCAGATACTAGAGCAAAAGGTAATAGAGAGATAAACTTCTTTGAGATATGAATAGTTTATCTGGACTTACCTCAAACCACTCAAGGTTAAATGCTATCAGGAATCCTGATGGCATCTTTATTAATACCCAATGCTTCAAGGAAGAAGGTAATCACTTCATGAAACATGGATATTATACTCCTGACCCTTGGGGAACACCAGCTTGGCAAGAGTATTGGCAAGAGCAATTAGATAGATGTAAGAATGGATATTCATCTGGTGGAGTAAAGATAAGTGGTGAGCATTATGGCTATATGAACTTTAGCCAAATTAAGAAGGTAGCAGCGGGAGAGAATCCTGAAAGTAAGATGGCTAAGAAGATAGTATCTATGCCTGACTTTTGGGATGGTGATTATAACTATTATCATTCTATTAATATAGCAAGGGATGGTATAGAGAAGAAAGCTTTAGAAGATTTAAGATTATCAGTAACAATAAAAGATATATATCTTGATGGTGCAAGACATGTAATTGTTGGTAAATCAAGACGTAAAGGTTATTCTTATAAGAATGGATATATCTGTGTTAATAAATATAATACAGAACGTAATTCACTTTGTATAGTTGGTGCATTTGATAAGAAGTACTTGTATCCAAGAGGTACAATGGCAATGATTACAGAGCAATTAAACTTCTTAAATGAACATACTGGTTGGAGAAAAGCAAGAGATTACGTAGATAAACAAGATCATCGTAGAGCATCTTATAAGAAAGTAGTAGATGGTATAGGTATTGAATCAGGTTATATGTCAGAAATAATGGCATTAACCTTTAAAGACAATCCAGATGCAGCTAAAGGTAAAGATGCTGTAATAGTTCTATTTGAAGAATCTGGTGTATTTCCTAATCTAATATCAGCATTTGTTGCAACTGCTCCCGGTTTAAGTGCAGGTAGATATATAACAGGACAGATTCTTATTTTTGGTACTGGTGGTGATATGGAAAGTGGAACATTAGAGTTTGCTGAAATGTTCTATAATCCTGATTTATATGGTATCATGCCATTTACTAATATATGGGATGAAAATGCAGAAGGTGGAACATGTGGATTCTTTCATCCTATTCAATGGAATATGGAAGGTTTCTATGATGAAGATGGTAATTCAGATGTACAGAGTGCATTAGCATACGAGAAGGGAATAAGAGATAAGATGGTAACTCAATCTTCTGGTTCTAGTGTAGTACAGTTAAGGATGCAGGAATATTGTACTTGTCCTGCTGAAGCTTTCCTAAGTGTATCTCTTAATGACTTTCCTATAGTTGAATTAAGAGCAAGGTTAACTAAAGTAGTAAATGAGAAGCTTTACTTAAAACGTGGTGTACCATGTGAATTAGCATTAGTAGATGGTAAGGTTAGTGTAACACCAGACTTAATAGGTAAGCTTGAACCTATATGGTTTAATAGACCAGCATCTAATAATCTTAATGGTGCTGTTATTATATATGAATATCCTTTACCTAATGCACCAAAGGGACTATACAAAATAGGATATGACCCATATAGACAAGTAATGGGTAAGTCTTTAGCAAGCATAATAGTTTATAAAGGTATACAACGTGGTAGCTTTAGCAGAGATTGTGTAGTAGCTGAATATACTGGTAGACCACAAGACCCTGATGATGTTAATAAGATATTTGAACTGTTAATCATGTTATTCAATACGGAGGGAATGTATGAGAATGAAGTAACACATGTTAAATCTTATTTTGTTAGACGTAAGAAGTTAAATCTTCTAGCAGCACAACCTGATGCAGTTATATCAAAGGCAATTAAAGAATCTGAAACCGAGAGAATCTATGGTTGTCATATGAATGAACAATTAAAGGATGCGGGTGAAAAATACATTAAGACTTGGCTTCTTACACCAATGAATGTAATGGAAGATGGAAGGGTTCTTACTGTTATTGATTATATAGATTCACCGGGATTGTTAGAACAACTTATTATGTATAACAGAAAGGGCAATTATGACAGGGTGAGTGCTTTAATCATGGTCATGTTCCAAATTAATGAAGAAGAGTTGGGTAAGGAGTATGATGTTGAAGTAAAAAAAGATGAAAAATTACTTGAACTTATTAGTAATTTATATAGAAAGAATTCATAGATTTGAAAAAACCTAATATCTAATGGATTTTTCTGTACCTAAGCATGATATGCTTACTCAAAAGCAGAAGGAAGCAAATGATAATGAGTGGTATAAGGAGAGAGCAAGGGGAATAGATAGCTTGTGCAACAATGTTGTGGGCTTTGGTGGTGTGGGTGAAATAGACAGGATGAAAACTAATTACGACTTGTTTAACAATGTCGTAAATATGAAAGATTTTGATTATGTAGTCAAACCTTTCGGAGAGAATCTTGGAGAGTTACCCGCAACCTTAACTAATAGAGATATAACTAGTGCAAAGATAAAAGTTTTACATGGATTAGAATTAAAGAGACCTTTCGGATGGAAGGTCTTGGCAGTTAATGAAGAAGCTACCACTAGGAAGGAACAGGCAGAGTTTAATATGATTTCACAATTTGTTGTTAATTCAATCTTATTGCCTATTAAGCAAGAGATTGAAATGCAGTATCAGCAGCAGCAACAACAAGGACAACAATTAACAGCAGATCAACAAGAAGAGATTAAGAAACAAATAGCACAAGAACTAGAAGCAAAGACACCAGAAGAAGTACGTAAGTACATGAAACGTAAGCATCAAGACCCTGCTGAAGCAATGATGCACCAGATATTAGAATACATTATACAGAAAGAACAAGTAGAACATAAGTTTCATAGAGGATGGAAACATGCTACATTATCAGCTAAAGAGGTATATAATATAGGAGTAAGAGCAGATGAACCTTATATAGCTAATGTAAATCCTATTCGCTTTAATCATGATACCACAAAAGAAGAAAATGATTTTATAGAAGATGGTTCATGGGCAAGAGCAGAATATAGAATGACACCAGATCAGATAGTTAATTACTTTGGTAATAAACTAACAAAGAAACAAATTGAAGATGAAATATATGGTGATTATAATTTAGCACATGGTTACTATGGTGATGATTTATTATTTGATTTTTCTACAGTTAATTATAGTGTGGATGCGAGAACTAAACAAGTATTTCATTACAACTTAGTCTCGTTAAGAAAAGTAGGTTTTGTTAAGTACTTAGATGAAGATGGTCAAGAGCAGGAGGATATGGTAGGTGAAAACTATACATTGAGTCCTGCTCTTGGTGATTTAAGTATTGAATGGGAATGGATACCACAAGTGCATGAAATGTGGAAACTAGGTAGAGACTTATTCATTGATTGTAGGCCAGTACCGGGACAACATAAAGACCTAGATAATCTTCATAGTCCTAAGTTATCTTATTACGGAGTATCATATGACAATATGAACTCTGAACCTACCTCTCCAATGGATAGGATTAAGGGTTATCAATATCTATACAATATAGTAATGTATCGTATAGAATTGCTTATGGCTTCTGACCAAGGTAAGATACTACTTATGAATATCAAAGCAATTCCAAGATCAATGGGAGTTGATATTGATAAATGGACTTATTTCTTAAATGCCTTAAAGATAGGATGGATGAATCCATCAGAAGAAGGAGTTAAAGGAAGTGATGTTACTAATATGGCTAAAGAGATAGATATGTCTCTTGTATCAGATATTAGTAAGTATATGCAGATAGCTGAATATCTTGAAAACAAAGCAGGTTCAGCTATTGGTGTAACTAAACAAATGGAAGGTGAGATTGCAACATCAGATGCAGTAACAAATACTAAACAATCAATTATACAAGGAACAACTATATTAGAACCCTTATTCGATTTACATAATCAGGTAAAGCAAAGATGTTTAACTGCTTTAACTGAACAAGCAAAGATAGCATGGTCAGGTGGTAAACCTAAAAAGTTATCGTACATATTAGATGATATGTCAGTTCATATGTTAACAGTAGACCAGAAATTACTGGATGCTAGTACATATGGACTTTTTGTTTTAAATTCCAGTAAGTCTGCTGAAGCTAAGAAGATGGTAGAACAACTTGCTCATGCAGCTATGCAGAATCAAATGATTGAAATGTCAGATGTAGTTAAAATAATAAGAAGTGAGGGTATACAGGAATCAGAAGAGTTACTTGAAATATCAGAAGATCAGAAACATGCTAGGGATTTGCAAAAACAAACTGCTGCAACAGATGCACAGGCACAAGAAGCAGAGAAAGCAAGAGAGTTCCAGAGAGAAACATGGAAGCATGATGATAAACAAGCTATTGATGAAATAAAAGAAAAAGGTAAGATTGAGTTACAGAAAGCAACAATACAAGCATTAGGATTTGCAGAAGATAAAGATGTAGATAAGGATAGAACTCCAGATGTAATTGAAATATATAAGAATGGTTTAGATGCTATGGTAGTACAAGGTAAACTTGACCAGATGGAATCAGAAATTCTTTTAAAGGAGAAACAATTTGAACATACAAAAGAAGTAGATAAAGAGAAACTTAGGATTGAAGATAAGAAAGCATCACAAAAACCAAAAGGGAAATAGCTATTATATTTCATATTTGAGGAGTTCATTTTCAAACTGTAAAAAATTACATTTTCAAACTTAAATTTGTATCAGATGCCAAGCGACAAAACACAACAAGAACCATTGGAGAAGTACTTCGATGATGATGAAGAACTGTTTGATTTTAGTAAAACAGACCCAGTTAAAGTAGATGGTAAAGATGATAAGAAAGATGATAAGCCTAAAGATGAAAAGCCCAAGGATGATAAGAACAAGAAAGATGGTGATGATAAAGATGATGATGATAAGGATGATAAAGATGATAAAGACTTAAAAGATGACCCCTTTAAAGACTTTGATGGTGTTGACAGGAAGAAGGAAGGGAATAAGGAAGGAAAAAAGGATGAAGGAAATAAAGACAAAAACAAGAAGGGTGATGAAACTGGCGATACTGATGGAGATAATGAAGAAGATGATGTTAAATTCTATACCAGTCTCGCACATAGTCTCAAAGAAAAAGGAGTACTCTCAATTGAAATAGATAAGGATGCGGAAATAGATGAAGATGCGTTCTTTGAATTACAGGATAAAGAACTAGAACAAAGAGTAGATGAAACAATAGATGATTTCTTTAAAGGTCTTGATAATGATGCAAAACAATTTATCAAGTATAAGAAAGATGGTGGAGCAACTAATAAGTTCTTACAAGTATATAGTCAACCAACTTTCAAACCTGACCTTGACCTTACAGTTGATACCAATAAGCATAAGGTAATCAAAACATATCTAAGAGAGATAGAGGGATTGGATGAAGAAGAAATTGATGAACGTTTTGAGTTCTTAAAAGATGACGACAG